GATCTCGCGCGCGTTGATGCCATAGAAGAAGATCCCGGCCATCGTGGCCGCGATGTCCCAGCTGCATGCGATGTAGACGAGAACGGCATTTCGGTTCGGCTCGAGTACCTCGATCTTTCCGTCATCCCGCACGACACTCGTCGAGATCTCGCTGCTGCTGCCTCGTAGCGCTTCGGCGAGTCGGCGCTTGCGTCGTTTGGCGGCGGAGGCAGCATCCGTACTGTCCTCCGCCGCTTCACGGTCATCGCCGTCCTCTTCCGGAGCCTCCGAATCAGGCGGGCGTCGACGCGGGTGCCGCGGCTGCTCGAGAGCTACCGCGGCTTCTTGGAGTTTTTTGCCTCGACATCCTTGTTGACGACGTTCCAGTACGCGATGTTGGCCGCAGCGCCGAACACGGCGTCCTGCTTCACGAATTCGAGCGGGTCGAGAGGCTCGCCATTGCCGTCGACGAACGACAGGCTCTTGTTCTCGAACTCGACACTCTTCAGGCGCTTGTCGAGCACGCCGAAAAGACCCTGCTCGCGCACGATTCGATCCTGTTCGTCATGCGACGTCGGCTCGTTCGACTGCAGCTCGAAGCGACAGGTGAACTTGATCTGGCGAAAGACGCCGACCTTCTCCTGATCGGCGAGCGACGCGACCGCGATCGCCGGGAAAAGGCGCGTGGTGGAAATGACCTGGTCGTTCATGCAAGTGGCTCCTGTGGTGTTGCGAAGATGAAACGCGCCCGCCGATCACGAGGCGGGCGCGGTGAACGTGCTGCGCGCGAGCGCCGCGCCGAACGATCAAACCTCGGCGAAGTCGAGCAGCAGCTCGTCGTTGCCGCTGACCGCGACCAGGTTTCCGCTGATCTCCCAGCCGTACTCGTCGTCGATGTTCGGCTCGTCGAGGCCGGTGACCTGGCCGAGGCTCGTGATGATCGACGCCGTACCGGCCGCCGTGACGATCGTCGACTTGACCTCGATGATCTCGCCCGCCCTCCACTTCGACATCGGATTGAAGTCGGAGAGCGCGGTCCGGTAGAAGCGCGCCTTGAACGTCGACTGCTTGCTGCCGATGCCCGTGCGGCGCGCCTCGGTATGCTCGCGCGTCTTGATCTGGCTACCGATGTCGACGGAGTGCGACAGGCCCATGACCGCGAAGTCGTTGATCAGGAGCTCCATCGATTCGGTCGTGCCGACCGTAGGCTCGAGGAACCCGCTGTAGTCGAAATCGTCGGGGAGATCGTCCTCGGTGATGTCGTTGCATGCGCCCTCCAGCGTCATCGACGCCATGAGGTACTTGCCGATCTCGTGCGTGATGCCGGTGAGGTTCGCGCGCGCGCCGAGCAGCTTCTTGAACGTGCCCGCATGCCAGAAATACGCCGTCGCCGAGGGAATCAGACGGCTGATCGGCGTGTAGAGCGTCGAGCCCTTCACCTCCGGCGGACCGTCGTCGTGGGCGGTCAGCGTCTTCGCCATGCCGGCGATCTCGAGCACAAGCCCGGTCGCCATGTCGTCGACGCCCGGCTCTTCCGGCGGCACGAGCTCGATATTGCCCGTGATCTGCCCACGGAAGTTCGCGTACTTCTTGCGCGCCGAGTTGAAATACGGGCGATCGAGGTTGCGCGCGACCTCATCCGCCTGGATCTTCGATTGGCCATCGAGGATCTGCATGGCATTGGTCGCCGCGGTCGGGCTGGCGTCGACGCCCTCGGTCGTTTCCTTCTTCAGCGCGAGGCCACGCGCGATGAATGACTCGATGCTGGGGTTGCTCATTTGTCACCTTCCTGAGTGGAGGCCGCGGCGGCGCGCTTGGCCGGCTTTTCCTTCGCGGCACGCGCCTCGCGCGCGGCGAGCTCGCGCTTGCCGGGGTGCGGCTCGGTCGACGGCTCGATCTGCTTGAGGTTGCCGTCCTTCTGGCGTGCGTAGGTGCCGCCGGTTGACGGATGCACGCGCGTGTCGGACTTGAAGTCGCCCGACTTCGGTTCGTTGCGTTTGCGTTCGTTCATGGTGACCTCACGGATTGCGATCGAGTTGGATGCGCGATTTGGTTTGATAGAGCTGCTGCGAGATGAGCACGCCCGCGCTTGATGGAATGTCCTGCCCCGCTGTCTGCGCGAGCACGAACGGTTCGAAGCCTTCGGCCGGCGACCAGTTGAGGAGCGCGGCGTCGCACACGGCGATCAGCTGATCCATCTCCGCGGCCGCACCGGCCCCGGTGTCGGAGCGCGCGTAGTTCCGGACGAAGAGCACGAGCTGCAGGCCGTGCAGCACGCCCTGGACCAGGCGTCCACCGGACGCGCCGGCTTGCGGGCGGCCACCACGCGCCGTCACGACGTATGCGGCCGGCATCGCCGATGGCGGCTGCTTGAGCGCCGTTTGCAACGTCGCCGCCGATTCGACGACGCGCAGGAGATCCACCTTGCCGGTGAGGCGATCGAGGATGGGTGCAACCGGCACACGTCCGAGAGGCATTCGCGCGCGCTCCGATCATGTCTTCTGCGTCGACGAACCGGCGGGCGGCGACGCCTTCGCGGAAACCGACGCGGCGTAGCCGGTCGCGAAGATGCCCGCGGCCTGGCCGAGCATGTAGGCCGACACCGTCCAGGTGACCGCGCCGACCCATTCCGCTCCGGTGAGGTGCGGCGTCACACCGCCTGCGCCGAGCATCAGCGTCGCGGCAGCTATCACGATCAACGTCACGATGAACTTGGGATCGCTCACCATGCGCCTCGCTGGCTGTCGCCGAACACCTTGCGACCCGGCTGGATCTCGACGTCGCCAGCACTCGTGCTGCCCGCGCTCATGGGATCCGTCGCGCCGAGCATGACCTTGCCGTCGCGGATCGCCTCGAGGAGCTTCGTCTTGTCCCGGTAGTCGCGCACGATCGGGTTGTCGCCCTCGCCGGCGACGAGATGCTTGTGCAGCTCGTAGCGAACGAAGGCGCGCGCGATCTGAACGAGGATCCTCGGTACCGGTACCGGCACGGTCACGCGACGCGCGAGATAGGCGTCGATGGTGTCGTCCGTTTCGGTGATGGCTTCTTCGATCCGCGCTTTCGCAGCGTCCGCGCGCGCGATGTCCTCGTCGAGGTAGCCGCTGCGATCGCCGCCGCGCAGCGTCAGCTCCATCAGCTCGGCATCGACGACTGCCTCGTGCTCGGTGCTCGCGACCTGCGCGAGCTCCCGTGCACCAGGCAGGTCAGCGAGCTGGGAGAGCGTGACGTACATGCGCGCTTACTTGTCCGCGCTGTTCTTCTTCGGCAGGCGGCCGCGGCCCTTCGCGGGCGAGGCATCGTCCTCCGACGCGGGAGCAACGTTCACCGGCGCTTCGCTCTTGCGGTCTTCCGGCACGCCGCCGATCGAGATCTGCGGCTCACCTTCGATCGCCGCGCGCTGCGCGTCGCTCAGCGCATCGACGTCGACAACGACGCCGTCGCGCGTGAACTCCATGCCGGCGCGTCGGAACGATGCGGCCGATGACTTGATGAGTACCTTTTGCATACCGGATCTCCAGTGGAGTGATCAGGCCCCGCGAAGCGCTCAGGCCTCTTCGATGATCCAGCGCGAAATCGTCGCGTTCGTCTCGATCGTGGCCGACTCGCCGGGCTTGAGCGTGATGACCTGCGGCGGCAGAAGGCTCGGCTTCGCGTAGATCGGGATGAGCTGCAGATTCCCGCCCTTGGTGCCGACCGACAGCGCGGTGTTCGTGATGAGTGCTCTCATTTGCGGACTACCTCTTTGGGTTCAGGGAGATCGAGCGCGACGGTTTCGAGCCCGCCGCGCTCTCGCTCCTACGCTTCGTGGCGGTGTTGTGAGTTACGCCAGCCAGGGCACGCTGATGACCTGCACGAGGCCCTTCAGCACGTTGTCGGCGCCGTTCGCGAGCGTCGTCGCGTTGACGAGCTTGCGGGCCGCGAACTCGAGGCTCGGCGGCACCACGAGATGCGTCGGCTTGATGCCGAGCGGACGGCCGTGATCGCCCTTGCGCTCGGCCATCGCCGTGTACGCGGCCGTGAGGTTCGACTCGTCGAGACCCTTGCGGCTGCGGTAGGCGAGCTGCCAGAAGCCGTAGCCCACGTTGCGACGAGCGTCGACGCCGTAGACGAACTCCTGCGCGTTGAACACGTTGTCGTCCGTCTCGGCCGTCTTCGCGACGAAGTTCGGGGCCTTGCGGTCCTGGAAGATGATCGGCTTCAGCGCGCGGCTGCAGTCGAGCAGATACCAGGGCGTGCCGGAGTTGCCGTTCTCATCGACGTTCGACTGCGACTGCGGAGTGCCCGTCGCATCGAGTACCGGATGATCGGTGTCGAAGAAGTACTGCCCGTCATAGCAGACGGTCGAAATGCCCGCCGGGAGCAGTCCGAACACGAGCTGATCGGGGTGCGCAGCGACAGCGCGGCCGAGCTCGGCGAACATCGGCGTATAGACGCCGTACTGATCATCCTCGATCGCCGGACGCGGCACCGCGACCGTGAGCTCGAACGACTTGTTCTTGATCGAATAGCCGTGCGACTTGACGCCGTGCACGACGCGATCGCCGAGCCATTCGCGCACGTTCGGAAACGTGCCGAGCCAGCCGTACTCTTCGCTGCCCGTGGTCGAAGGCACGCGCGTGGAGACGACTTGGTATTGCGTCTCGGCCTGGCCGAGCACGCTCGCAAAAGCGGCATTGAACGCAACGAACAGCGTCTTCAGGTTCGTGGCATTGATGAGCATGGAGAGAGTCCTCGCGGATCGGAAAAGGGAGTGCGCGATGCGGCCGAGCGCGGGGCTCAGCTTTCGTCGATGGTGATGGCGATCGAATAGCCGCCCACGTCCACCCAGACGCCGACGCTATCGACATCGACGATCGTTCCAGCCACCTTGCGAGCGGCCGAGTTGTCGGTCTTCGCGACGGTCTGGTCGTCGACGATGAAGCAGGGGCTGCCGATATCGGCGCGCGTGATCAGATCGTCGGACGCGCTGTTGGCGAAGCGCGCGATGCACTTCTCGACCGGCACCTGTGTGTCGCCGTCCACGCCGCCACTGACGACGGTATCGGTGGCGACGCCCACTGCGTTGCCGCAGCTCGCCGTGCCGCCCGGGCAGGCATAGCCGCTCGCCGAGAGCAGCGTGACGAGCGTGCCGGCATAGATCGTCTTGCCCGCCGCGAGCGGATGCGAGACGAAACGGCCGTCACGGCGGGGAGTATTGCGACCTGCGGTTGCGCCCATTGCGATGTACCTCGTAGATGAAAGGAGTGCGCGTTACGGGAACGAAGCGATCAGGCGGCGAGCGCCTTCTTGTTCTTCGCGAATTCCTCCGGCGCGATGCCGGTGTTCGTGCAGACGGCGAGTTCGTCCGGCGTCAGGCCGTGCGCGTTCGCCGAAACTTCCGGCGGCGGCGCGCCGCGCGTCTGCGTCGACGTGAGCGCCGCGATCGCGGGCGTCTTCTCGAGATACGCGGTCAGCACGGCGATGTCCCTCTTGCCGAGATCACGCGCCCAGTCCGCCTGCGCCGGCAGGAGACGGCCATCCTTGAGGCCGTTCTGGACGAGCTGCTCGACGTCGCTACCCTGCAGCTTCGACGTGAGCGCGGCGAAGTCGCTCTTCAGCGCTTCGAACGTGGCGACCGAAACGTACTGCGACGGATCCGGATCGCCGCCCGCGCCATCCGCCTTCGCCTTCAGCGTGGTGCACGCGGCGATCGCGGTGTCGCAGGCGACGTTGTCGGCGATACCGAGCGCCTTGCGCATGCCGGCCGCCGCGTCGGAGCTCGCCTTCAGCGACGTGCATGCGGCGAC